TCGTACTTGTAGGTTTTTCCAATCGCACATTTGTAGTATCTGATCGTATGTCAGAATACGCCCAGATATTTGTTGCATCTGTTCTGTACTAGCTTGATGAAGCTCTTCAATAGTCTCTTCACGTAAGTCTTCAATGACTGATAAAAAACGAGCGAAGTGCTCGTGGTTACTTAATGCTTTTAAATCACTTTCTAAGCTCATTTAATAATTTTGTTAAATTATTTGGGTCCTTCATTACTCCAACCATACGAGGACCTCTTGTCTTTACTTGTTCGTACCATTTGGAATCCTTCATTTCGGCTGCCGCTTTATCGTAATCGTCTTCAGCAAGAGCTTTACGCATTTTCTTAAATGTAAATAGTTTTTTGCGACCTAAGTTAAAAGATAAGTCCAACAATGCAATCTTTGCATTAGTTGGTCTAGAACTAAATTTAGGATCAAATTCTTTAGCATCAGTTAAGGCGTTTTTTATATTAAAATTATATAAGTCCCGGATTTGATTTTCATTCAGAGTTTTACCTTTGTTGACAAGATCATCATAGGTTAAACCGTGTCTTTCCTCTAGGTACTTTATGTTAGTTGGCTCTTCTAGGTTGAACCCTACCGCTATTGACATATTGCCTAAAGAATCCTTATAAGCACTAGATTTCTTTCCTTCATTTAAGGATAGGATTTTATACAAATCCATTCCGTATGATTTTGGTTTAGCACGCTGTGCAGCGTACTGACTTGTGGTCATATTATCCGCCATAGTATTATATTCCTTGAGTTTGAATATCTCCCATTTGGGCTGGTTGTGTTCCAACTCTTCCGATCTGAGCGTTTTGCATTTGTTGCATTTGGAATGTGTACTGCCCAGCGTACTTTTCAATTCTTGCTGCGAAGGCTTCATCTGTTTGAAGTCTTTCAGCAATATCTGGCTGAGAAGCATACTGTTGAATAACAGTAAGAGCAATTTGAGCACCGTTTGGACGTGCTGGCATTTCAATACCAGAATAAATCTTCGATAAGTCATCTGTTACTTGGCGTACTACTTGTTCTTGAGCAGCTTCAATAGGCTGTAGAATCCTATCAGCAAGAACCGGATCGATGCTAGAAGCAGCAGCATCAAGCAAAGAGTTGATGTCAATACGACCGTTACGATCAAGTTGCGTAAGAGCAACCAACTGCTGTAGCTTCTGTTCTTGAGTCTGAGGATCTGAGTTGAGGACATCATAGTTAATCATTATATCAAAGTTCTCGTTCGGGTCTCCTTTACTGAACTCAATAGGGTCGGGAGAACCAGTAACTCTGAAGAACACTGAGTCCGGTCCAAACCTTTGGAAGCACTTGTAGGCCATATTAAGAACTTCGGCTGAGTGCTGTAAAAACTTGTCTACTAAAAATTGTTTTCGTACTTGACTGATTGCAGAGGTTTCATCCAAACCACATAGTCTGTCCGCTTGAGCCTCCATAGTCTTTTCTATTTCAATAGAACCAGTTGGAGGAGGTGGAGTCGGAGCAAAGTCCAAGTCACCTTTACGTCTGTAAGGGATCATTCTTCCCGGTCCCCAATCTGTAGGAGCTTGTCCCACTGGGTGCAGAATCGGAGGTAGAGTAGCTAGACTGTTTCTATCAATACGTGAATCCCTTTCTACCTTTACTTGATTCTGTATACCACGAAGAATGTCTGGAATAGTTTGAACGTCATAAAGGCGTTTACTATCTTCAGAAAGTTTAGTCACTACAATAGGATAATCTTCATATCCGTTCAGTAATTCAAATTTAGCGTATCCTCCATCGTACTCCTTGTGGAAAACTGTGCAGTAAATTCCTTCAGCACCATCCTCTTGGTCGATTAATCTTTGGTATCCGTAAACGATTTCAATTAACTCCTCTGCTTCATAAGCGTTGTCAGTAAGAGATGTACTTCTACGACCCTCTTGTTCTCTTTCGATGGAATCAATATTGACACCTCTGTACTTATCTATCATTGTTTCCACAAAGTCAGCATCCCATCCATCAGTTACCACTTTGTTCTCTAGCTCTTGAGCAGTGTAGTAAGTCTTCCAAAAACAATACGGTGCACGCTGAGGATCGGTCACATACGGAGGGAACATAAAATCCCCATCGGGAGCAAGTGTCTTAACTTCGGGGGCATCTATTTGGCGGCGAACTATAGGTAATTCAGCTTCTCCTTTTTTGCGAAGATCTTTGATTGCTTTCTTAGCTCTCTTTGGAGTAACACCCGGAAAAGATGCTTCAAGTAAAGCTGCAAGCTCTCCATCGTTATCACCGTCTTGAATGACTTGGCCTATCTCTGGAGATACTTCGGCTATCTGACGAAGGTCTAATTTTTGTAAAAACTTCCTATCCTCTCTGTGCCAACCTACGTAAGTAATTAACAACCCTCTCTCAAGAAGGTAATTAGCACCGAGTTCCATCTCTCTCTTGAATCTTGGAATGTATCCAGAGGATACCATCCACTTCAAGAAGTTGGATACAACTTTGCTTCGTGCGATGTCAGTGCTTTCTACGGGATAAGCTCTTACATTAGCACGATTAAGGCTAGACATAAACAGAGATACAAGACGAGTAATTCTTTCATCGATAGTGTGTGCTTCCATATCAGCAGCACCTTCCCAAGGAAAAGCATCAGCACCGTGCTTTCTGTGGTCACGGGACTTGCCAGCCCACCAATTACGTCTATCATCATAGCTTGTCCTACATAGGTCGAAGTATGCTTCTAGTTCTACAACCGTTTGGTCATAGGCGTATCGTAATGTTTTGATGTCGGGCTCTTTTCCTACATAAGTAAGAGCTTCTGAAATTGAATCACTTTGCATAGATTGAATAATATAATAACACGACTATCAACCCCGAATAGGAGTACGTACCCACTTGTACTTCATCTCTTCGCCGATTGTCTCCGCTTGGACATAAACCATTTTACCTACTAGTAATCCTTGCATCCTTGCTGGTATACGAACGGGTACTTTTCGTAGTATGTCCTTGATGTAAACAATCAAGAAGTTTCGGTTCGGGGCTTCTGAAAGCACTTTCCCTCTGTACAAGACTGGCATAGCGATTACATCATCTAATGCAGTCTGCCCTTCTTCACTAATCCAAGTATTCTTACCCCTTCCGGTAACCGCTTCTTCATCCAAGTGCTTGAACACTAGTTCGTGGGCTTCCTCGAAAGTTAGCCCATATTCTTCTGCTATATTTGTTAGTTTCTTTTTAGCCATTAGTAGCCACCTTTCGTATATGTTATAGTTTGATAATCTCTTGAATCAATATGATCCGGTCCTTCGCCGGCGTTAGCCATACGTAAATATCGAATCACATCAAAAAAGTCCTTGAGGGGTTCGTCCGCTTTTCCGTTTGAGTTGTAGTTAATTAAAGAATCTATTAAGTTACCGCAGTCCTTGTGAATATAACACATAGGCTGATTCGCTTCGTCTATCTCTACATTCGGGTTGTAACTGAACCACTCGTCCAAGGCAGCAATACCTTGCTCTTCAGTTCTACCATCACTAGGAATGAAGTTCATACCAAAGTCGTAGAAAGCTGTAAATAAGTCATCATTGTTCTCATTCTCTCTAGCAAAGTATCTAGAGTCCCCGATTCTTTCAGCTACCTCTATCTCTAGCTCTTCTTCTATCTCTTTGAAAAGCTCTACATATCCCTCTACATTGAATCCGATCTTTTTGGCAGCTGGTCCGTACCTCCACTTTGGATCGCCAAAAATTGCCCACTCACCATATGTATCACGGTCGGGGAACTCTCTTCTAATATAGACAGTACCGTCTCGATCCACTCCAGCCCAGATTGCAACATAGTTTCTTGCTCCGGCGGGGTCGACCACTTGATAACAAGTATACTTGGACTTATCAGAGACATTTGGGAAGGTTCTTCCTCTTTTATTTGGTACTTCGGATAATACATTTACTTCTGTGTTAAATAATGGTAACAGACTTGTCATTGACTTCACTGGCATCCCATAAGCACGCACCATTATTTCGTCTTCGGGTCTACCCTTCAAATCCTTCGCAATACGCTCGTATCCTCCGAATGGATTCTCATCTGAGTGTAAATATACAATACTAGCATCTCTTTCGGGGCTGTACTGCTCAATAGGGAGTTCTCTCCTTGCTAGTAGTTCTGCCTTCCTTGTCCCCAATGTCTCAGCACCCTTCAAGTAATCAGAGATGAATGGCGTGTAGCCATCAATCGGCGTAAATCCTAT